ACCCCGCCCCCGGCTGCCGCCGCATATCCCCCGCCCCCCGGCCAGCCCCGCCGGAGAATGCCCGGGACTGCCGTCCGCCGTGTGCGCCGTTAGAGTATACCACAATGGGCATATTATACAAATACCCACACAAATTATTATCTATATTTTAAGGGCATTATATTGCCCATAACTATTGACAAATACCCTAATGGGCATTACAATAGACCCATACAAGACGAGGGCGCACCCGGTAGCCGACCAAAGCAACCCGGGAACGCCCCCACAACCAGCCAACAGGCCAGCACGGAGAGTATACCACATCCGGCAGCCGTTGGCAAGAGATAAGGCCATAGGGCCGGGAGGTAATACAATGGATTATACAACAATACTTGCAAAGGTAGCGCAGACACTGGAACAGCGCAAGGACCGCAGCGCATGGAGCCGGGGCGTTACAGCCTATGCCGTGGATATGCTGCAGCAGATCGCAGACTATTACAAAGACGGTTATATCTCTGCCGACGATCTCGCAACATGGGCCACCGCCGAGGCCGCAGCACTGAACGGCGCGCGGGACTGGAGCGAATACAGCTGGGGCGGCTCTGCCCTTGTGTATGATGGAGACATCGCCGCCGCGCTCTGCACCCCGTCTGAACTCAAAAAAACCCGCAACGGCGACCGCAGGCCGAACAGCCGGGAAGAATGGCTCGATGTGCAAGCCCGGGCGCTGCGTCAGGCTTTCCGCCGCGTGTATTCTGCGATCCGGATCGCCCGGCAGGAGGTGCAGCAATGAGGAAATATAAACTGCGGGAGCTGCGCGACCTGGTGCGGCTCGGAGTGGCTGAGGATTACACCAACAAGCCCAGCGACTACATTTACACGCTGCGCAGGCTTGAAAAGGTGGGCTATTCTACGGGCGTTTGCGGTATCAATGGCGGGTTGGTCGAAGATACCGAAACCGGGCAGTTATACGCCATTATCGGGCGTTGTTTGAATCTGTTTATCTTGTTTTAAGAGGGAGAGCAGATGTATAATATTTACAAGCAATATCCTAAATCGAAATGGCTCGAAGGGAGACGAGATAAATGAATCTGATAGAATTTCTCAATATGTTCTACGAACTTGGCACCGGCATCGACAGAATCGTGCTTTGGCAAAACGGAAAATGTCTTGGTGAAAAAGCCGTTGGCGATACAAGATATATACGCCAAGAATATAGGGAGGCGAAAGTTAAAAAGTTCACCTTTCCAAACCGAACGCATGCCCTGTATGTGATTTTGGAGAATAAGGAGTAAGGCAAAGAACGGAGGGCATAATATGAATATTGATAGCATCATGAAAGAGCTTGCGGAGTATATCCGGATGCAGGAGGAGGCCGCCGCAATGGTGGAAAGCCTCAAAGACCAGCTAAAAGAGCGCATGACCGCCGCCGGGGTGGAATCCCTGGCGGGGTCAGAACACAAGGCCACATATAAGGCGGTTACATCCTCCAGGGTGGACACAACCGCCCTGAAAAAGGAGCTGCCGGAGATCGCCGCCCGATACACCAAAATGACAACCGCCCGCCGGTTTACATTTGCTTGACGGGTCGCACGGATTAGCGTACAATGTAATCACAGTAAAGATAGTGGATAGGCCATAGGCCGGAAAGGAAAATGACCATGAAAAAGCTTTGGAAGGTTACAGTAAATGAATTCGGCTGGAGAAGCCCCAAGACCTTTTATTTCGAGTCCTACAAGGATGCCCGCGAAGAGTGGGCGTTGCATACTGCTGCTGATGATGTTAAGTATGCTGGATGTTTTACCGATGAACATGCTCATTTCCTTTTGTCTGATCTTGCCGAGCAAAATGAAATGTTGTCTTATAATCGAGATTTGTACAATTGGTTTGTTAGATCGGGGGTTGAGCGTTGATGGCCAAAACCGAATGTCTCGCAATCCGGATCACGCCGGAGCTCAAATCTCAACTACAGGCCATCGCTGAAGCGGATGGCCGTAGCGCCTCAAATTATTTGGAAAGGAGGTGCCGCCATTGATCTTGTTGTATATCCTGTTGCAGCCCGTGTTGCTGCTGCTTGACCTTGCAAAGCTCCAAAAATAACAACCTTGCCCCGCATGGCTCACGCTGTGCGGGGTTTTCCTTTGCTGCTGGTGTATTCCGGCGGCTTTTCTGCTATATGCCCCATTTGCCATTTTAATGCGTCTGTAAGGCGTTTTAATGTTTGGGGCTATCCCTATACCGCCGCCGTCCTGCTCGTTCTGTGGTCCTTGTTTATGGCCTTATGGCGTGGCGTTGTCCCCTGCTCCGTGGCTTGCCGCCTTTACGGCGTGCTGCCAGCTTGCCGCCGTTCTCGTTCCCCTGTGGCCTTGTCGGTGGCTGGCCCCTTCTCGGTGGCGCGGTCTTGGTGGCTGGTGGTGTGGGTCCCTCCATGCTGGCCGGGGCTTCCGGGGGTGGCGTGCCCCTCTTCCAAAGTCGCTATCAGAGTCGCCGGGAAAGTCGCAAAAGTCGCTGGCAAAGTCGCTGAAAAAGTCGCTACGATCTGTGCCAAAGTCGCTCGTTTTATCACAAAATCATAGTCGTTTACAAAATTCCGTGTATAAAGGCGGGATTTTTGTTGCCCACTTTCCGGAAGTTAACGGAAAGTCGTGCAAAAGTCGCTCGATTTCGGCTCATTTTACATCAAAGTCGCTGGCTTCTATGTACTTCTGCTGGAGCTGTTCGGGAGTCAAGCCCTCAATCTGCGGCTGGTTCGGGGTCAACACCATCTCCTGCTTGTCCACCATGCCGTAATAGTTCTTGGCACGGAAGCAATAGGCAAGGAAATTCAGCTTCCCGGAAACCACAAGTTTTGCGTCAAAAGTCTGCATAAAACCCTTGGCTTTTTTTATGATGGTTGCTGTTTCGGGGCTAAATCCCTTGCGCCTTCCGGATAGCCAGTCCTTAACCGTGCTAATTGAGTAGCCTGTTGTCATGTATAGTTCCTCTACTGTTGGGGTCTGTCCTGTCTCAGCGCACCGAGCAAAATAGTCGTTTATTCTCTCCGTAAGTTCTTCGTCACTCTTTACCCTTGGCTGTCTGTATTCTACAAGAGCTTCCGTAAGGAGGCGAGATACAAGGGCTCTATCTTCATCGCTGCTAAGGTCAGGCAGGGATTGAGGGAAGTTTCTTTTGCCGCCTCTGCCAGTCTCCGGTCGGTTATCCTTTGCTTTTGCGATGGCGGTAGGTTTCTTTGTTGCCATTATGTATCACTCCTGTTCGTAGAGTTTTCCATCGTGGGCCTTGTAGGCGATAAGCATCCCGGTATTTCCCATGTAGAAGCGCTCCGGGTATTTGCCATCAATCATCAGTGAGATGCTGGTATCTGCGCCCAGTGCTTTGATATGCTCTGCAGCTTCCTTCGATACATTCGTCACCCTTGTGATATACCGCTCATCGCCTACAGGCTCTTCTGTAACGGTTGCCCCTGACAGCACCATTGTGATCGTTCCAATGGCAGTATGGTTTGCAGGCTCGATGTACTCGGGGATTCCGTTTGGCACTTCCACGCTTCTGCCACATCCCTCCTGTGGACACTTAGCAAACACAGTTCCGTATCTGCGTACCATTTCTGCCGGAGAACAGGCGAATTCACACCCGCATTCCGGGCATTCCAGCTTTACTCTCCTGACTTTGCCTGGTTTTATGATTTCCATAGCCGTTTTTCCTCCTTATTTGTCACCAGCCCCCACCCCTTGGCTACAGTAACAGTCTTTCCCCTCCCATGCGGGCCTCTTGGGCCTCTCAAACATGGGCTACACACTATTTTTGATATTTTCTATTGACAGAATGCATCGGATAGTATATGATTGACTTGTCCGATGCAGGAGGCGCTTGCATCGGTGGGAAATTCGATCCTATTTCCCGTGGATTGAAATGCTAAAAACAGTATGCTGGGGGAAAAGAGCGGAGCTTCCGCTCTTTTTTCTTTTTATTGTGCGGCATTGCAGTCCTGCCCTGCTTTAGCGCTTCGGGGAAAGTCCCCGTCACTCGCTGTGGTCTCCCCTTACGGGGCACCTATGCCGCGTGTGGGGCATACGCCCCAAGAAAGCCCCTTGCGGGTGAAAACGATTCAACGTTTTCATCTGGCGCCGCATATTGGTCGTCTTCCCGCTTAGATTGTCACATCACCGATTGCTGCTTTACATGCACAGCACCATTACGCTGAGGCGGTTCCCTCCCACGGTGCAGTTTTCAGCGGGCATTGTCATTTCCATGTGAGCCACGACGAACGGTCTCACAGTGTCCGGGTGCTACCCGGCCTCTTGTGCAGGCGGCTGGACTCGAACCAGCGACACGATCTCGGGGAAATATAAGCCCCTCTCTCTAACCATCTGAGTTACACCTGCATATAACAACAGCCCATAGGTTCCCCTACAGGCTGTTTGTGCCGGTATGACCTTTCGGTGCCAGAAGGTGCGCCCAATACCGGCGGCGCATGGAAGGGAGGAAAAGTGATGATTGGGAAAACGCGTGGATGCCACTGTCCTATCATCCACTGTACCTATTGTAGCACATCATTAAGTGGAATTTGGCTCATCTTTCCTATCGAAACCACAATATGTAGCGATGTCGAACAGGAATTTCTCTTTCCTCCGTCGGAATGTCGCTTCACTTATTCCCGGAACAATAATCCTATTTCGGGAATACTTGTGCTTGCCCTGACAGTTGCGCATGATGCCCTGTGCAAGCTGCTTGCGGACGCTCTCGCTCTCCAAATCCAGCCCGCAGCGGTCTATGGCATATTCCACCGCCCGCATTTTCTTGGTTTCCGGCCAGTTCTCTATGGCTGCAAGCTGCTCCGCCTTGCTCTCGGCAGGCCTACCAGCGCCCGATCCAGTTGGCATGCCCTCTGTGGCACTATGCGTCCCGTCCAGGATCTCCGCCCGGGCCTCGCGGTACGCCCGCACCCGGCGTGGATATCCACGCACATAAGCAATGCACTCCAACCGCACGTCATAAGGCAGCGTCTCCTTTTTGCTCATTTTCCCTCCTTTACTCCGCACTGTTTACCATCTTATATTCGCCCCGCAGGGCCTTTTCGATGTCCGCCATCTTTACATAGCCGTTGTTTTTGGCCTCCACCAGCTCCACAAGACATTGCTGGAGGTATTCCAGGCTACGGGTGTCGTGCTCGTCCGCCGTCTCCTCCCGCACATGGAATCCGCACTTGTCCAGCAGGACGCAGGATACATTGTCCATGCATTGTTTGGCGCCATCCAGACGGCCCAGTTCGTAGGCCTTAGCCGGATTATTTGGCACCGGTCTGCCGTTTGTCCTTTTGAGCATCGCTATTACCCCTTTCCTCGTATTTGCATACGCCCGGTGTATTTGCCACTGGGCAGAAGTCTGCACACGCCGGGCAATCTGCGTTGACGCAAACCTCGTCTTGCATCCACTTGCATTCATCATTCATCGCCGTCACCGTCCTTTCCTTGATGGGAGATCCTTCGCATAGATATTCGCACCACGGAAAACACACCACATCTGATAATAATGCGGGACATTCCATCTCGTTAGGGCAAGTGCAAATTAACATTCCGCGCCTTCCTTCCGTTCTCCGTAGGAGCAGAAATCATCCGGCTTGTGCTGTACCATCACACCCCGGTAGCACACAAAATCGCCGCCTGTCCACTTACACTCCTTACACCGTACCACCGGCACAGCGTCTACGGTGGGAATCGCTCTCAAAATTTCAGCATCCATATATGCCTCATTCTGCTCCATCCAACGACTCGCAACATCAGCGTCAATCAGCCGCATCGCCGTCACCTCCGTCCATCTTTGCGCCGCAATTACAATACGGTTCTTTATTCATTTCAACTCGCCAACATCGACTGCACATATAAGGGTGAGTCATCGAGATAACTCCTTTATCGTTACGAGTAATCCACTTGCCATGCACCACCGGGGCCACATCAGCGGTGGGCAAATTCTCCGCATATTCCAACACCGATTCAATGCCGTTTATAAAATGCTTGTTGCCGTTCTTTCTGTCGTAATGATCGCGACGAATGGGAAATTGCATCAACGCGCCTCGCTCGATGTATTCAGCCATTGTCTAAAATTCCCCTCCATACTTTTTCGTAGTCAGCCGTTTCATAGTCTATTTTCAGATGCTTTTCTCGGAGCATGTTGTTCAGTGCCCTGACGCATGGGCGTCCATACGTATTATCCTCACAGTAATCACACATACTGCCAAATCCGCAGCACCCAAAAGGACTATATTTGTGCTCGCTAGCCGCAAATTGTTCGTTACTCCATTTCTGAAAGCCATTTTCCCATTTCCGTTTAGTTCTATCTGCATCGGTATGTGGTTGATTCTCCGATACGTCATATAGTTGCATTTGGTCATCCATTTTCAGCCCTCCTCACAGTAAAATCTGGAAATGTCATCCATACGCCAGCGAACCGTGTCCGAAATAGTGGAATAGAGATACCCCCCTTCCATGTGTACGGACCGCACACCGTATACCTGCCGCGGATTCGTGAAATGCCCGAATTGCTTTTTCATGTGTTCCTCAATCTCTTCCTTGAAGATAATAGTTAACCGCATCACTCCACCTCCTGCAACGACTGCATAGCTATTGCTACTGCCTCTGACAACCCATCACTGGGAGACCACGCATATTTGTCGCACAAGGTAGAGTAGTCTGCATACAACTGCACTAACATAGCAGCAGCTTCTTGTTTTGTCATTTCACTCCCCCCTCATGCATCCAGAACTCACGACGACATGCACCACAATCCGTTGAACAAAGGCACCTGTACTTTTCAGATACATCACCACCCACAAAGGAGGGACAAATACGAAGAACACCGTCTTTATCCAGTACAGCATTAGGATATTGTTTCAGAAACACGCTCTGCCGCGTCTTGCGCGGGTGTGCAGCAGACCATTCCTCGACGATGGTCACAATGTTGTCATCATCAACCATTCCTTCCAATGCACTGCACTCGCAGTCTTTTGCGGGGCATTGATAGCAGTCCCCGGCATGGTGGTAAAAGCGGCACATTCGGTCGCGTTCTTTGATAAACTTCACAGCGTCCATATTATCAACCTCCTATCTCATATGTCGTTTCCCAGCCTTTGCAAACCTCGCGCTCTGCCGCACATAGCGCTCCCGGGCGGCGGTATTGGCTTGATCCACCCAGGGCTTTTCCTCCAGCCGCTGGGTCTCATATTCCCGGAAAGCCTCGCAAGCCTTCCGGCAAGCCCCGCAGGGGAGCCTGTCCGGGCAATCCTTCACACAGGGGCTTTTCATTCGGCCCACCTCACAACTTTTTCCCGCACGCCCCACCGCAAGGCATCCTCGTGGCTGTCAAAATACAGATCCAGCCGATTCCCGGCAATGGCTCCGCCGGTGTCCTGCACGGTGTATGTATGGCCGTCCAGTTCGATTTCCGTACCCATCGGCAACACATCTGGGTCTGCGGCGACCGTCACGCCCTGGGTGGCCTTTTCGCCGGTGGCTGTGTAGCCATTTGCGTACTCTCCACAGCATTTTTCACAGGGGCAGTACGCAGTGACGGTGAATGTCTGTTCCTGCGTCTGCTCGGCATCCTGTTGGCGGGTTTGTGGCATTACTTCCTCCACCTGCGGCAATTCGGCGGCCTTAGCGTCTTTTGCGTCTCCGCCAAGTTGCCACCCCAACAAAAGGCAGCACCCTGCAAGTAAGCCAACCGCCAGCCCCATCAAGTATTTCTTCATGTTCTGCCCTCCATTGCGTCAAACAGAGATATGCCCTCGGCCTCCTGCGCTCCGGTTTCTGCCATTCTTTCTGCCTGTGCGCAATTCTCTGCCGCAAGGTGGAAATAGCTGGCCTTGAGCTCCACGCCAATGTGCCTACGACCCATCAGGATGGACTGGTAGCCTGTAGAGCCTATCCCATCGAAGGGATCCAGCACAATGTCCCCGGGGTTGCTCCACAGCTCCACGCATCGCTCAATCACAGGCAGCTGTAAAGGGCAGATATGCCGCTCGTCCTTTTCCTCCTTCGCCGCTTTGCGATTGAGCGTGTCGCTTTGGTTGATGTCCCACCATGTGGGGGACGCGTATTCCTCCCAAATCGGAGATGCCACCTTCTGCCACTTGCCCACGGGATATGTGCCATCCGTGTGGCTGACGCGCTCCGGATTGTCACCAGGCTTGCGGAATGTCACCACGTAGTCCGGGATGCCCATCCGGCTCATGCAGGAGTCTTTCTTTATCTGCTTATGTAGTAGCCCCAGTGCCTTGGTGCGCTGCATGGCGGTTACGGGATTCTTCCAGATGCACACCTCGCTATGGTAAATAAATCCCAGCGATTGCATCCAGCGAATCACATCGCCCCGGAAATCTCGGATACCGATATAGCCGTCCCGCTCCTTACTGGTAGGCAGGTTCATGCAGTGGATGCTTACATTCCGACCGGGCATCATCACGCGATACCATTCGCGGCCCAGGTACATGTACTGCTCGGCAAACTCCTCATAGCTCCGGCAGTTACCCATATCCCGGTCGCTGTTTGAGTATGTATACAGGCTGGCAAAGGGGATGGATGTGACGGAGTAGTGTACGCTGTTATCGGGGATTCCTTTCAATACCTCGCAACTGTCGCCGTTATATACTGCGTATTTGCGCCCGATGGCTTGATCTAAGACATTCATTCGCTTATCACCCAATCCGGGACGATCATCGCAATCTGCGGGTCATAGGGGATCACGATCCGCTCCTGCCCCCGGATATCCTTTCTCAAAATTTCCTTGGTATATTGCACCATGTTTTGCTTCATCTCGGCGGCTTGCTGCTCTTTGCGCTCTACATTCGCCTTTACATCCCCCTCCGCCGCCGAAGTGACAATATGCACATTTACGGGCCGCTTTTGCCCGAATCGGTAACACCTGCGAATTGCCTGATACATTTGCTCGTAGCTGTCGGACAGCCCCACAAAAATCATGTTGTGGCACTGCTGCCAGTTCATTCCAAATCCGGCAATGGATGGCTTCGTGACCAATACGCGCAGGTATCCATTTGCAAATCGGATCAGCGCATCTTCCTTCGCCTCCGGTTTATCGCTGCCGCGTACCTCCTCGCTGTTGGGGATGCATTCAGTCAGCAATTCGCTTTCGGCGTTCAGGTCACACCAGCACACCCACTGCTCATCCGGGTTTTGTGCGATGATCTCCGCCGCTTGTTCGCACCGTTCCCGCAGGCTGGCCCGCCGCGCATCCCGCCGTTCCGTGAGTGTTTTTGCAATCTCACCGCCAAACAGACTATATTTGTCACCGGACTCTACTTCCACGATATGTTCCGTCATGTTCAGGGGAGGCAATATGTATCCGTCATTTGGATATCCCAAATCCCCCGGGCATGTCAGCACCACGGCCCAGGTGGACACCCATTCCCAGAACCTATCCTCCGCATGCCCCTTGAGCCGCCATTTGCTGGTGTCGCTGCCGTCGTGGATGAAGTAAGTCGCCAGCATCTCTGTGCGGCTCATAATGCCAAGGAACTCCACTTGGTTTCCAAGTTCCATATAATCATTGGGTGAAGGAGTGGCCGTGCAGGAAAGCCGGTAAGGCGTATCCTTAAACATTTCGATGATTTGGTTGCGCATTTTGCCGGTATAATTCTTCAGGATGCTGGATTCGTCCAGCACCACGCCTGCGAATGATCTCCCATCAAAGTGCTGCAGCATCTCGTAGTTCGTGATGTTGATTCCCGGTGTAACATCGGCCTGTGTCCGGCAAATTGCTGCGGAATACCCGAACTTCTGCGCCTCTCGCAGCGTCTGCGCACCCACCGTCAGCGGGGCCACAATCAGTACAGGCCTCCCCTCTCGTTTTGCCACCTGATCGGCAAATTCCAGCTGCTGGATGGTTTTCCCGTTGCCGCACTCCTCAAACAACGCCGCACGGCCCTTGCGCAGCGCCCACCGTGTGATGTCCTTTTGCCATTCGAACATGTGTATGTTCATCGCAGGCTTGTCCACCTCAAATCCGCAGGAGGGCGGGATGTGCTGCTTTCCTGCAAGAAAATCTTCATACTTCACCATTCCACCGTCACCCGCCCTTCATCCGGCAGCAATACCCGTAGGTTTGCAAGCAGGGATTCCCGGTCACCGCTCATCTCCAGCCGGGCATGCAGCAGCTTTACGCCCGTCTGCGGCTTGTCTGCTTTCGGCGGTGCATCGTTGGCAGCGTGCTCCTCGCTCTGCGCATCCACCGTATGTATGTCCACCGCATCCGCATTAGCCCACTCCATGATTTTACGCTGCCACATCTCCGCGTTTCTTCCACCGCGCCGGAATGGCGCACCTACTAATTCCGCCTCGCGGCGTATCGTTGCATCACAAGCGTTCATTTCCTCCGCCAGCCATTTGGCCGTACCACCGAAAGATTGCATGTTGCGGAAAAACTCGCGCTTCAGATCCTCCGGCATAGCCTTAAATTCATGCCACGGCATAGGCCGCGTGATGTTATAGCTTTTCACTTCTCCGTTTTTCTCCTTCCTCTGCTTTTCGGTGAGGGTGTCACTGGGGAGCGCACACCCGCCGCGTTTTCTGTTGATGTGAGCAAATGCCCCTCGTGCCACACGCTTTTTCTGCATGCAGTCGTAGTCAAAATCATTCACCAACGCCACCCCTTTCGTCCGCCTCAAACTCCGGGCAGCTTATCACCAAGTAAGACTCTGACTTGCGGCCTGGCATGCCGGGCGATTTTACCGCCACCCATCCCGGTACCGGCTCAAAGCGTACATTTTTGGAGCTATCCAGCTCCGTCCAGGCGCAGCGCCCAACAGCTTTTTTACATCTCCAACAGAGCGTCCCCCTGCTTTCTGCGTTGTTTTGGTTTGCAAGCCTCTTTTCGCTTATCCGGCGCATCTTTCTGACGATTGCATCACACTGTTTGCAAGTTGTCCTCCACTTGTTGGTATCTTTTTTGTTGTAGCTTGTGATTGGCTTTTCCATGCCGCAGCGCTTACATACGCGCATCTCGGGTTGTCGCATCCATGTCCTCCATCTCCCGGATAAACAATACTGTCCGTGGGTTATCCTTGTCGTACAGCACCCGACTCCCGTCGTGGCTAACGATAATGCCGCTGTGGTCGTCCTTGAGTACACCGGCCCTCACCAGCACATCGTCGATGGATTCCAGCAGGTTTGTCAAATCCACCCTGCGCCGGGTAGGCATATAAAACAGGCATTTGACCTCCACAGGCTCCTCAATGGGGCGTTGCACTCTGGCCCTTTTGCAGTGCCATACAGCTTCCGCCTCGTAGTTTTGGTACTGCTTGGACGGCATGATAAACGGCTTCCCCGTTTTGCTGCTGTGCATGATCCGCATAGAGTTTTTCTTTGTGACGGGTGCCAGCGGCACCGTAATCTCAATCATCGTCTCCCTCCCCTATTGGTACGGCCACATACTTGGGCCGTCCTTTGGTACGCTTGCCGCCGTACACGGCCCGGTAGATCGTCCGCCAGCTGACGCCGCAAATGTTGGCCAGCTCGATGATAGATTCCGATACGGCATCCGGCAGCTCGTACTTGTCCCGGCTTACTCGCATGTATACCGTCATATCAATACCTCACTCCGATGTAATCCAGCACCCGACCATATCCAAGCCCCTTTTCAGTTGGCTTCCACAAGCCGTCCACAGGGTCATACGCCCCACCGCCAATGCAGAATTCGTAGTGCTTCGGGTGCGTGTGCTTCATGCGCTCAAAGCGGTTTTCGCCCTTTTCGAGATGAGCGCCAAACCCGCAAAACATACATCCTGTCCTTTGACATCCCGTACAGTGCAGCGGGCATTCCGTAAGCGTCGCATCGTAGTCGTTCTCGCCATCGCTTGCTACGATTTCGCCGTACACGCTGGCATATGGGATTCGATTGCCCACAATATACCGCAGCACATCCTGCTCCGTCCAAAAGCTCATCGGCTTGCCCATCGGCCTCTTGCCCTCAAAGGCATTGCAGCCTGTGCGTTGCCATTTCAGCATGCGCAGCCGACTTTCTTCCGCCATCAACGCTGTCATGGGGTGGAGCCCTGTTTTGCCCTCGAACTTGTGCATGGGCCCCTTTTTCATCACCTTGCAGCATGAATCCGACACGAGAAACGGCGCATGAACTAAACCCCCCCACTTTTCGCAGTTGTACGGGGATTTTTCTCCATTTTTATCGAGGTATTCCCCGCGTAAACGCTGTGCCGATTTCCCATCTGGATTAATTCGAGCATTTCCTACATACGCGGCCACCTCTTTGCTCACGATGCTGTACCCGTACTTCGTCACCACCTGTCGGATGTTCATCTTTGGGCGCAGGCGAAAAAGGTTTACGTTCACGCGGTGGAACTCCCTCCTTAGCCAGTCAGCGCACTCATTGACGAACTTCTGTATCTCTGGATATTCCAGCCCCGTGTTCGCAAACGCCAAGTTCAGCTCCCACGGCGGTGTCCTGAAACTCGACAGGTACAACGCCGCCAAATACGCCAGCACCGTGCTGTCCTTTCCACCGGAGAAACTGACGTAACACTGTCCGCCCCACGCGGTGTACCACTCATCCAGTTTCTCAACGCTGGTGATGACCTTGTCATCCAAATCAAGGGATAGCAATTTCTTGGCAGCCTCGTTCGTCAACGGTGTGTTAAACCGTTCCATCTCCCGCCACCTCCATCTGCCCATCCACCTGCATGGCCTTTGCAAGCCTGCTGCAGGTGTCCAGCTCGTCCAGGGCCCGCTTGCGGTACATGGCAAGCAAGGCTTGTTTTTCATCGTCCGTTTCCGCCAGCTTATACCCTCCGTCTTTCAGCGCGACAATGGGAACGCCCTGCCGCCGCTGCGCTCGAATCATTCGCCGGTTCTCTCTGTCCGGCATCCCGGTGAGCGCTTCAAGGTTTTTCCGGGTGTATGTAATGCCGGGAATCATGCGTAATGTGGTCATGTCAGTCCTCCAATCCGCCCCATTGATCCGCCATAGCTTTGGCGATGCCGGGGTTAAGCAAAAGCACTTTAATTTCGTGAAGAAGGTCGAAAGAGCCGCTAATTGCCGAGATTCCAACAATTTTGTTTCCACCACCGTCAATTCTTGCCCACTCAACAAACTTTGCAATGTCACGGCAGGAAATTCTCCCGAGCGCTGTTTCCGACCATTCGTGCCGTGTAGAATTTTCTATGGGCGGATTTTTTCCGATAAGCCACCAGTCAGGGCCATATCTCCGCTGGAGTTCAAAGTAATAGTAGTCGTCTGGATCGATCTCTACATTGATAGTCTCAAACCAATCTAATGACGGCTGCGTATACGAAAACTTAAATGGCGCTTTAACAGACTGTGACATTCCGCTCCGCCTCCTCACAGATTTCTACAATGTGCTGGCACAGGGCGGGAGGAATCTTTGACCTTTCCATACTGTTCTTCAGCGCACTTGTTCCACCACGGGGAGGGATGATACCCATTTGCTTTGCCTTCCTGATGGTTGCCCCTCTTGGGCTTCTTTCGTGGCATGGATCACCGTTTTTGCAAATTGGCTTAAACTGCGGATCAGGATGGTTTGTCCAGATGTCAGTTGGCTTCATTCTTGTGTCACCATACTGGCAGTATGTAACCGTGTAACGGGGAAGCCCCTGCATCCAGGTCATCTTTCTCATGCCACCACGGGGATTTTCAATGAAGTAAAACTTCGGTTTCAGCTCACAGATAAGCTGTAAAACATGCTGATCGACTGCATCGCAGAATCTTGCATAATCGCTGACAGGATCAAGATTTCCGGTAACGGCGTTCTTGCGCCTGTGATGGCTGATTGCCGCAATGCTGAATGTCGTGCAGTACGGGCTTGCCCATATAACATCCGGTCTGCCAAACCGCTGAATGATGTCATCAGCCTTAACCGTCATGATGTCGGCATACAGGTCAATGTTTTCAAAGTGCTTGTCCCACTCGACAGAAAACACTTCGTGACCGCGGGCTTCAAACGCCTTGCCGATGCTTCGCGTCCCCGCAAAAAGCTCTAAACACTTCACCTCAATACCTCACTCCAATGAAACATAACAATGTGGTCATTTCAGCCTCCAATTCTGCTTTTTCCCGATGTTCAGCATATAATCCCTCGCCCGCTGGTTGATTCTGCTGCCGATGGCTTCATCCCAGCTCAAAATGCGGTCAATGGTCAACTCCGTGGAGATGATCGTGATTGCATCCGGGTCAATATACCGGGCATTCAGCAGATCAAAGGCGATGTTTTTGTCGGCATCTGTAACGCTGCCCTTTAGAAAATCGTCGATATACAGCGCACGGACGGTTTTCAGCGGGTGCATGGCTTCGGCGTATGCTTCCGCATCGTTTACCTTTGCCTTGATTGCCGGAATATCTCCCCGCCATTGCACATACCGGACAGGGATTCCGCCGTCCATCAGCTTGGCGCAAATCGCCGTACACAGGTGGGTTTTCCCAGTTCCGGGAGAACCGCCGATGAAAAACCACTTGCCCTTCCAGTCGGTCAAATACTTCTCCGCCGCTTGCTTTGCGGCCTGTTGCCAATACTCCCGCGTTTGGAATGCCTCGAATGTACAGTTATCCAGCAGACCGGCCAGCCCGGAACGCTCCATGCGAATTCTGTTTTGCCGGATGATCTCGCATTTGCAAGTGCTACTCACCAGCTCGCCGTTTTCCGTGCGCCGGACGGTGTAGCCCAGCCCGCCGCAGATGTCACAGCCATGTCCCGACATGGTATTCCTCCTTCGTTGGTTGCGCTCCGGCCTCCGTCAGCACATCATCCCATCGGCCTTGATTCAGCCATGTGGCTGGGTTTGGGATGTATTGACCGTTATCCTTGCGCCACTGTTCGCTGTTTTTCTGACTGTTGACGGCATCGATAAGCGTTTTAACCGGCACAGAAACCTTGGAAAATGCTTTCATTGCGGCCTGCTTTCCGACTTTTCGGGGATATGCCGCCCAAAACGATTCAAACTGCGACGCGCTATTGTCTTTGTCTTTGTCTTTGTCTTTGTCTTTGTCTTTGTCTTTGTCTTTGTCTTTGCTTGTTTTGCTTAGCAAATCCGGCATTTGCTTGTTTTGCTTAGCAAATTTGGCATTTGCTTGTTTTGCTTCTGCCCCCTTTCTTCCGGCTTCGCTTCGTGCGTCGGATAAACTATCCATTGCGGAGTTGTCTCGATCTATCTGCGCCCGCATCATCGGGAATAAAAACCGTTCGTTCCCGCCGAGCTGCGGGGCTTCGCCCGTCCTTGCATAAACCAACAAGGAAGTGAAAAGCCGCCCCCTCTCTGCGTCACCGAGCGGCTCTATCGCATCTAAGTAATCGATGAACAGCTTGATGTATGTCATATCCGCCATGCACTTACTCCTTGCGCGGAAGTAGGCAAATACCGATTCCGTGATCCGTAAAAATGCTGGCTAACTGCCCTGCATCCTCCTCCGAAAGATCATCAATTCGTAAGACATTGTTAGTAAGAGAATCGGAAAGTGCGTCTCGAATGCTATCGGCATCGTAGATAATCGCGTCAAATGTCATCCCTCGTCACCTCCAATTAGAACGGCAAATCTCCGTCTTCCTCGGAAATCTCCGTGAAGGTCTGCGTGGGCTGCTGCGGTGCGCTGTCCTTGCTGCCGCAGAAGTGTACCCGGTCCGCCGTCAGCTCCACCACAATGCGCTTGTTGCCAGTCTTGTCCTCGTATTCCCGGCTGGAGAGCTTGCCCTCTACGATGATCTCCTTGCCTTTGGTAAAGTGGGTGCAGATAAGCTCTGCCGTTCCCCGCCATGCCACACAGGGGAGGAACAGTTTTGTTTCTCTGTCCTTTACGTTCTCGCTCCACGCCACGCGGAAGCTGCACACCGTTGTCCCGTTCTGTGTGGCTCTGCGTTCGGGGTCAGAGCAAAGCCGCCCCTGCAAAATCATTCTGTTTACCATCGTTTTCCTCCTTACAAATAGCTTTTTCCAAATTCTCGCCGGAAGTCATCTTCCGTCCAGCCCTGCTCCCGCATGGCCTTTAACTGCCCATATCTCCGCAGCAGGCGCATTTGGTTTCCGCTTCTGTGCACGGCATTTCCGCCGTTTCTGTGGCACCGTTCGCCGCAGAGATACACCACAAGGCCGTATTTCTCGCTTTTGTTGCGGTACGACCCACCAAAAATGTGGCTAATGGTGCCGCTCCAGCGGGTCACATGCGCCATTCCTGCCGCAGATAAAACACCGTCTATCATCAGTCACCTTTATCACCTCCCAACGGCTGGGCTTCACCCCAGCGGGATTTCAGTGCCGCAAGCTCCTGCGGAGTTAAAGTCTCGATGTTTGCTTCGCGGCAATCGGCAACGATCTGGTCAATAAGGCGGCTCATCTGCTCCACATCGTAGGTACTGGAGCCGTACCAAACTGTCACCTTCACGCATCCGGGAATTTTGCTCGGCTCTTGCTCGGCCATCCAGCCGGTGCCCTTGGATTCCCATCTGCGGCAAAAGTCGTCAGCCGCCTTTGATACAATGCATAGGACATCGCTCACTCCGCCTATGGTCTTGATTTCCTCCTGGTACACATCGTTCTTCGGGATTCCATAGTGCGCCGCCAGCCTATCCAGAAGCACCCATGCATACGCGTTTGCATCAAGGCTCCTGCCCTTGCGCTTTATCTGCGCCACATACTGCTTGTCCGGCTGCATCTCGTCGCAGATTGTCATTGCAGAGGCGGGGGACTGCACCCGAAGGCACAGCCACGCCCCATCGCTGTCCTGTTGCCAACGGGCGGCGGTCACATCAGCCTGCAGCATTGTCCTGCTCCTTCTTTGCTGCCTTCATGCAGTCGGCGCACATCTGCGCTCCGTAGCGGCCCTTGGAATACTTAACCATATCCTTTACCGTCCACATTTCGCCGTTGCGCTTCCTTACAGGCACAATGTCAGATCCGCACCGCTCACACACAGGCGCGGCGTTCCGCTCTTTCTCGTCCAGTTCGGCGGAGGAAATCTTGTCCGGATCCTCACCGGTGGGCAGTGCAAATGTCCGCAACCACATATACTTGAAAGCGTATGTCATGGCCTTGCCGCTGCCTTTGTCCTGCGTGTCCGCACCATCGCCGCAGGACGCAATTTCGATGTATTCCTCCGGCTTTTCCAAATTGACCATGCGGTAAATAACATCCACATGGGTGATGTTGCCGGTGCGGTTGGCCGTCTGTGCGATGGGGTATACAATCAGTTTGTGTTTCAGTAGCTCCGCCCGCATGATGGATGTGACTTTCTCCTCACTCAGGGCTTTATACTTGGTGCTGCCGAACTCTACATGATCGTCCTTTGCAAGATACTGGACATCCTGCATAATCGCAGCGATTTTCTCGTAGATGTTCAAAATTCTTCCTCCTCGTCAATGATTTCCAGCGGGCAGTGCGCACCAATGATTCTTGTGTCTATCAGATACTCGCCCGTTCTCCTGCACTGGTTGCGGGAATATGTTTCCAGCAGAGGGCAGAGGTTACACGCCATATGCCCCTCCGGGAAGTAAATATCCACGGATGTCTTGATGTACCGCAATACGCCGCCCTCGCTCATTCCAACGCCTCCTCGTAATACTCCTCGTTGTCGCTGACGCACTCTCCACAAAGCCAAATGTCCTTGTAGTGCAGAGCGGGGAAATCTGTAATGCGGCAGCCGCAGCAATCGCACACAGGCATCCTCGCAAGCCGCCTATCCTGCTCCTCTGCGTAGCACTCCGCGTCCCATACCGGGTCAGTTGTCCACATCGGATGCATCCTCCTTTTCCGTCTCCAGCTTCCAAATATCCCGGGTGACCTTGGAAACCTGTGGAATATCCCCCGCATACAGGGCGTTCAGGAAATCGTCCTCACTGGTTCCGCACAGAACAAAGTGTGGCTCTGCGATGACCTTGTACCTGGAATATACGGCTGCCTTATTGCTGCCGCAAACCAGGTCGCCCACCTCGGCCACATCGCGCTCCGACCGCATAGTTACCCGGACGCCGCACCTTTCAGCCACGATGGCGTAGTAATGTTTTTGCATCTTCATTCCTCCCAAATTCTCACTTGCCTGGTCTATCCAGCTTGTCCACCAGCCGCACAAACCAATAGCTGACCGTTGCGGCCCCGATGATGACCAGCGTCAATGTGTAACCGTCCATGTTTACTCCTCTCTCTCCTCTATCCACTTGTCCAGCAGCCGGGCGAAAATCTGAAACACCCGCCGCTTGCCTCCGTTGATGCACACGCCAAATGGATAAACGCCCTGCTCCAGGCCGTTCGACAGCGTGTCTTGTGAAATGCTCAGTCCATGCGCCCGAAGGTGATCCATGCACTCTTGCATCGTCATCGTCTTAATCATCGCTTCCTCCCCTAATTGAAAGATTACGCCATTACTTCTCCTCTTTAATCAGCTCATCCACGGTGATTTTGTAGTGCTTTGCGATTTTCCTCCGCATTTTAGGATGCGGAATGCAAACGCCCTTCCGCCAGTTGGCGATGCTCTGCTGCGAAACATCAAGCTCCTTCGCCAACCTGTAACCGCTCTCGCCGTGTTCGGCCTGTAGCCGGATTAGGTTTTCTGCCAAACTCAATATATCTCCTCCTTTCTGTTGCTCACCTCCCGCCTGCGTGGTAGAATGACCCAGAAAGGAGGTGAAAATATGGATTTGTTTACTGCCCTTGCGGTAACCATCCCAAGCACATTGTCCCTTGTTACATCGCTCATTTACGCAGTGATCGCAATCAAGAAAGCGAAAGAGCCGCTAAGAGACGAAGTATGGGAAACCGCTCTGCGTTTGATGTGCTCAAAGGATGACTGCTACTCGTCCGCCGATGATTTCGCAAGCCTTTACTTGCAGCTGAAATTTTTCAAAGACCAGCCGGAAAAGATGAAGGGCTTTACGACCATCGAACAGGCGATGGAAGCTATCAATTCCGCTTCTCGCCCGCAGGAGTGATGGTAAGAAGAAATTTCCCAACATTCACCATCTGCGCGGACATTGCCGCAATCGCTTCGCCATCTTCGCGCCCCTCTAAAGATTGCTTGGAAAGTAGACGCAACTGCTTTTCAAGCAATTCCTTCATTTCGAGGTAGTTCAAAATTTTCACCTCCAACTTATAATAAAAACTTGACAAATTGGAGCATTAGTGCTACTCTAAGTTTTGCTACAAACATTGATATGCGCCAGCTCGATTTGTCGGGGTGGTCAGGTCTTTTATTGCCTGTCCACGGGTTCTATTGTACCCGAAGTTAGGGCAAAAGTCAACCGAAATTAGGATATAAACTTGCACGAATTTAGGGTACTATTTTTATGGGATTTACCAAAAACTTTAATTATTGCATGGAGCAGTACGGATACTCCGCTTACCGTTTTGCAAAGATAATAGGCGCAAACAACCAAAGCGTTGTTAATTGGCTGTATGGTTCAAATGTTCCCCATCCCAAAACCAGGCAGAAGATTGCTGACCATTTCGGCATCACCCTTGCGGAGCTGGACGGGGACGAATTGCCAACATTGCCGGAAAAGGGCGCAAAAAAAGCCCCCGGCATAAATGCCGAGGGATTGAGCGCAGCACGGAAAGCGTTGCTTGATGCAGTTGATGGTTTGACCGATGAGCAATGCGAGAAACTATTGGGGATTGTGCTGGAGGCTAAGAGGGTGCTGTAATGCCGTATGCGATTACACCTGCCATCGCGGTTGCTGCATTGCTTGGTTAGCTACCGACCAACTGACGGTAAGGTCTTTTTCGTAGTCGCTGCACGGATTATTTTTGCCGCAGCCTACAATATAATAGTCCCCACAAATAGACCGCCGATAAACAACATGGCTGCAATCCGCACACGCAAGGCTTTGCACTGTGGAAGCCCGGCGGATTCAATAAATGCGGACACACGAGTTTTACTTCTTTCTTCGTACAGTTCGGTTTCCAGTCTCCTAATTTCATCCTTTAACTGCTTCCTTGTCTTGAACATCCTGCAACCTCCTTAAAACATATTCAACCTGGCGGTCTGTCAGCGTCGTGATTTCCGCTTTCAACCGTTCCCGTACAGATGTTTGATTCATTATATCACATTCGTTAAAAAAAGTCATCATTTGTATGGCCTCCGTTAAAGTGTTTTCATCTATACCCCCAAACACGGTGTTTGTTGCACACTTTTGTGCAACAAAATCGTAGAAAATAGAAATTTTGTTCTAACCCTCCCCATCCCCGCACCGGACAGGGAGGGTTTTGCCCACGAATCGCCTATCGGCTTATCGTTTGCACAGCCACCATATCAAAAACAAATCGGGCGGTGCAATCCCGAAAAAAGGCAATATCCCCAAATTTGGGGTTTGCAAAATAATGCGGGCTATGCCCGAAAAAGGGGAAGAAGGCAATTAAACATGGAGAAATCGTTGCAGGACACTTGTCGGGACGCAAAACTGGAACAGCACATCACGGCGCAGGAGATAGCAGACCAATCCGGTGTGCCTTTGTCCAGCGTCAACAACTTTTTCGCATCCACATCTAAAGCACCGGGCGTGTATGCGGCTGGCCCCATCTGCAAGGTGCTGGGGGTGTCTATGGACCGTTACTTTGGCATTGTAGAGGTTGTTTTGGCGCAAGACCAAATCAAGCAGCTCCAGCAAGTCCATGACGAGGATGTGCGCCTTGCACGGATAGAGGGCGCATACGATGAACTGTCCAAATCAGCAGAGGAGCAGAAGAAAAAAGCAAGGCGGCAGCGCACGATGCTGTATATCACATCGCTGCTGTCCGCTATCCTGCTGGGTATAGTTACATGGTATGTGGCACTTGATTACCGTGTGCAGGACGAAGGCCTGATCCGATCCAGGACAACCGGTACGATTGCATGGATTGTCATTGCGCTTTTGGCGGTGGGTATCGGCGTACTTACATCCGTGCTATTGTCCACTCTTGCGGCGGACAAAAAATCCAAACAAGGCGAGGAAGCAGAAAATGAGCAACTGCATTAAATGCGGAACAACTCTTGTCCCGGGCGCTGTATATTGCCATCTCTGTGGGAAAAAACAGGTAACAGAGCGGCGCAAGGCATTGAAGCGGGCAAACGGCACCGGAACTGTATACAAACTGGCGGGGCGTAGAAAATCGCCTTGGGTGGCCGCGAAAAACAAAGTGATTATCGGGCATTATGAGCGCAAAACGGACGCTCTGGACGCTTTGGCGCGGTTGAACGGCAAGAGCTTAACGGAGCGGTATAATATGACCTTTGCAGAAGTGTTCGCTGCGTGGAAAGAGGAGCATTACAAGGAGATCGGCAAGCAGGGGATAGAATCATATAACAACGCCTACCGCATATTTACGCCGTTGCACGGGAAAAAGTTTCGCGATCTCCGCACCGCAGACTTTCAGGGCGTACTTGACCCACACATGGCCAAGAGCCATTCCACCGTGAACAAGTACAAGCAGCTCATAACGCAGATGTCGAACTGGGCAATCCGGGAGGAAATCTGCACAACAAATTTTGCAAAGTTTGTCCGGCTGCCAGAAAATGTAAAAAAAGAAAAGGACATCTTCACTGAGGAAGATATCCGTAAATTGGAATCCGATAACAGCGATGCGGCGAAAATTGTCTTGATGCTGCTGGCAACGGGTATGCGTATCGGGGAATTGTTTGACCTACCTATGGCAGACTATCACGGAGACTATGTTGTAGGCGGGGAGAAAACCGAAGCAGGAAGAAACCGAATTATCCCCATTCGCCCGGAAGGAAAACAATACTTTGCCTACTTTGCGAAGCAAGCAACGGGGGAGCTACTGTTATCCGGCTACGATGGGCAAAAAGTCCCAGCGAACTTCCGCAGGCGAGATTATTACCCGCTCCTTGACAGGCTGGGCATTGTGCGAAAGACCCCGCACGCCACCCGCCACACATACGCGTCCCGGGCGGTAAAAGAGGGATTGCCCCCGGAAATGCTCCAAAAAATACTCGGACACGCCGATTATTCCACCACCGCAAACATATATACGCACATCGACGCGCAGACACTTGTGGATGCTGTTACTAACACGTTACTAACAAATAAAAAATAAATAAAAAAGAAAAGCCTTGAAACCGTTGAGTTTCAAGGCTTTTCTTGGTGCCCCGTCGGGGATTCGAACCCCGGACACCCTGCTTAAAAGGCAGGTGCTCTACCTACTGAGCTAACGGAGCAATTATTCTCGCGGTGCAATGCACCGAGGAAAGGCTTGGCAGGGATGGCTGGACTCGAACCAGCGGATGAGGGAGTCAAAGTCCCTTGCCTTACCACTTGGCTACACCCCTGTGTGGAAAAATCGATCAGGGATTGGGATCGCTCCCAATCCCTGATTATCAGTGGGGTGGGTAAAGGGACTCGAACCCTCGACACCCGGAACCACAATCCGGTGCTCTAACCAACTGAGCTACACCCACCACATATACATCCGTCTGGGATCGCGCTGACATCCCGCAAAGGGGAAAATGGCACGCCAGAAGGGACTCGAACCCCTGGCCTACTGCTTAGAAGGCAGTTGCTCTATCCAACTGAGCTACTGGCGCATACTGTCAAGTTGGAGCGGGTGACGGGAATCGAACCCGCATCCCCAGCTTGGAAGGCTGGTGCCCTGGCCATTGTGCTACACCCGCATACGCCCTCCGCTCAAATCGTCAGCTGGGTTATAATACCACAATTGCCACGCATCTGTCAAGAATAAAATCGAAAAACCGAAAAATGATTTTGCATGACGCCGCCACGCCCTGCAAATACTACTCAAAATGATCGGGAGGTATCGCT